AGGCGAGCGACGTCTACGGCGACGAGGCCCCTCGGCGCATCTTCAAGCAGAAGCGTCTGGCGATGCCTTGGAGCGAGGAAGGAGGCACGATGGTTGCCGACATCAAGGCGTCCGACTACAAGCTTGCCGACAAGTGGGACGACCTTGCGTGGCTCAACACAAAGGGGCGTTTCGTCGAGGGCAACCCGGACACGAAGAACGGTGACGTTCCGCTTCGGACGATGGGCGTGGACGTCCAGCGCGGTCACTATTGGGTCGCCGTGCGCGAGTGGGCGAAGGACGGCCGCAGCCGGCTTCGGCATTTCGGCAGGGCCGAGACCTGGCAGGAGCTTGACGCGCTGAGCGTGACCCATTCCGTGCACCGCTCGATGGTGCTTGTCGACTCTGGCGACCAGACGCAGATGGTCTACGCCGAGTGCGCCAAGCGGTCGTGGAAGGTCGCCAAGGGCTCCGGGCAGGAGGACTTCAGCGTCGGCGGCAACAAGCGCCGGTTCTACACCGACCCGCAGGCGGTCATCGTTCCAGGGCAGGCGAACAGGGTGCGCCTCATCTCCTTCTCGAACCTTGCGATAAAGGACATCCTATACGGCCTGCGGATGCGGAAACTTCATACCTACCCGCTGGACGTACACCCCGACTACGTCGCCCAGATGGACGCCGAGGTCCGCGTCCGCGATCGGAGGACGGGCAAGCCCGCGTGGATACTTCCCCAGGGCAAGAAGGATAACCACGCCTTCGACTGCGAATGCCTCGCGGCGCTCATCGCAATCCGCTGGGGCCTTGTCGGGAAGGACAGGGTCGCCGCGGATGAATCCTTGCATCCTGATGAAAACAGGTCTGAATCTACTTAAGGGAGACGGCCCGTTTTTGTGTGCGCTGGCAGGCGCGTGCGGTTTGTCGGGTCGTCTCCCCCTCGGTTTGACAGTCGTCCAAGGGTGAACAACCATGGCTGCTACCGGCATCTTCATCGGCTTGGCCGAGTCCGACATCCTCGCCATCCGCGACAAGGCGGTCTCGATGCTCAAGGAAGGCAAGACGGTGATGAGCTACAGCGACTCCGGGACGAACGTCAGCAAGCAGTTCGTGATGCCCGTGCGTGACGTCCTCGCCGAGTGCAAGCAGGCGCTGCAGGCGCTCGACCCCGACACCTACGGAAAGTCGGTCAACCTGATCCGCACGGACTACCGCTCCTTCGACGGCTTCTGATTTATGGCCCGCACCCCCAAGCGTCCCGCATCCAAGCCCGCCGTCCGCAAGGGCGCTGCCAAGCCGAAGTCATCCGCCGGCTACGAGAGCACCCGCTACAACGGGCGCCGATCGTTCCTGATGCTGTCCCCCGCGCAGGACCAGCGCCGCGACCTCACTCCCTCGGCCCGCGTGGAGATGCTTCGGAAGATGCGCTGGGGCGAGAGGAACAGCGGCCCTGTGCGCGGCATGGTCAATGACCTGGTGCTCTACACAGTCGGCGACGGATTCCGTCCGCAGGCCGCCACCAGCGACCCCGCATGGAACGCGCAGGCGGAGCAGTACTTCGCCGAGAAATCCAAGCGCATCGACATCACCGGGCGTTTCTCCTTCAACGACCTACTCCGCATCGCCGAGCGCCGCTGGGTGGTCGACGGCGACTTCTTCCTCGCCAAGGTGCGCGATGGAAACGGCGCGGCCAAGTTGCAGGGCATCGAGGCTCACAGGGTCGCCAATCCGTCCGAGGGCGAGCCGCCCGCGCAGATGTTCGACGGAGTGCTATTCGGCGCCTACGGCGAGATTCGCGCCTACAACGTCATCCGCTCGGACGGCACATCCCGCCAGATCCTTGCCAACTCGATGATGCAGGTCTACGACGCCGAGTTCGTCTCCGGCGCGCGCGGCCTTCCCATCCTGCAGCACTCCTGGAACGACCTTCAGGACCTCATGGAGATTCTCGCCCTTGAGAAGTCCGCGGTCAAGGCGCACTCGACCGTGACCCGCGTGCTCAACCGCTCGGGCGGTGAGTTCGGCGACCTTGCCTCGGAACTCTCGTCCAATCCCAACGCGGCCGCCTCGCTGTCCGCTGGCGGTTCCGGCGACTTCCTGGCGCTCGAACCCGGCGAAGACCTCAAGTTGCTTTCCAGCCAGCGTCCTAATAGCAATTTCGTTGGCTTCATCGACGAGGTTCTGAAGGACGCCCACCGCGGCGTGATGCCGTCGGAGTTCCAGGACCCGAGCAAGATCACGGGCGCGGCCGTCCGCCTCATCGTCGCGAAGATGGACCGCGTGGCCTCGCGTCACCAGGGCATCCTCATCGACAAGGTCTGCGACCCGACATGGGGCTTCATCATCGGTGATGCCATCGCCAACGGCGACCTTCCCGACAATCCCGAGTGGAACCGCGTCTCATGGACGACCCCGAAGCGCGTGACCGTGGACGCCGGCCGCGAGGCGGCGAACGACCGCGCCGACATCGAGATGGGCCTAATGTCCATGTCCGAGCTCTACAGCCAGCGCGGGATGGACTTCCGCGAGGAGATGGAGAAGCGGGCGCAGGACATGGCCTACATCGTCGACCTCGCCAAGCGCACGGGCGTTCCCTTCGAGCTGCTCTACCGCATGACGAACGCCCAGCCCGGCTCCGTCAACGCCGCCAGCACCCCTTCCAACCAATAACCATGCGCTTCCTGAAGAACGCCCTCTCCGGCCGCGAGGCATTGCTCATCGACCCGAGCCGTGCCGCCGACCATAACAAGGCCGCTGAGGCCGCCGGGTTCACCGACATGATCGCGGCCATCTTCGGCGAGCAGCCCAAGCCGTACAAGGCGGGTTCCGTCGGCGTCATCCCGCTGAAGGGTGTCATCGGCAAGTCCCTGACCCCGCTCGACCGCATGACCGGCGCCGCCGACCTCGATGAGTTCACGGCCTCGCTGGAGGCGTTCTCCGCCGACCCCGAGGTGAAGACCATCCTTGTCGACGTGTCCTCCCCTGGCGGCACCGTCACGGGTGTCGAGGAGGCCGCCGCGATGCTCGCCTCGGTCGACAAGCCCACGGTCGCCTTTACCGACACCGAGGCCGCGTCTGCCGCCTACTGGGTCGCCTCGCAGGCCGACCGCGTCGTCGTCACCCCCTCTGCCACCGTCGGCAGCATCGGCGTCTACATGGCTATTCCCGACGTCAGCAAGGCGTACGAGGCCATGGGCGTTAAGATGGACGTCATCAAGTCGGGCACGCTGAAGGGCGCCGGTATCGAGGGTACGTCCCTGTCCGACGCCCAGCGCTCGAATCTCCAGGAACAGGTCAACGCGATCCACGCGGACTTCCGCGCCGCCGTGACATCGAAGCGCACGGGCGTGAGCGCCGCCGACATGGAAGGCCAGGTCTTCTCCGGCAAGGTCGCCGCGCAGAAGGGTCTTGTCACTGGGCTGACGCCATCCTTTCAGCGCCTCGTCGCCGACCTTCAGGGCTGATTTCTTGACAGGACTCCAAGGGTAGAACTTACCATGAAGAAGACTATCGAGGAAGTCCTTGCCGAAGTGAACGCCGCGAACGCCGCGCTGGTCACCGAGCGCGACGAGCTGCGCACCGCCTTCGAGGCCCTCGTTGCCGAGAAGACCTCCGCAGTCGACACCGTGGCCGCCGAGGCCGCCGCGAAGGACACCAAGATCTCCGAGCTCACCGTCGCCATCGACGGCCTGACCGCCGAACGCGCGGAGCTGGTCGCCAAGATCGCAGCCCTCGAAGCCGGCAAGGTCAGCGCCTCTACCGAGGCCGCCAAGATTGCCGCCAGCGTCGGCGTCGCCCCCGTGGAGTCCGCTCCCGAGTCCACCGCCGCCCCCAAGCTGAGCGTGGTCGAGCAGTACCTTGCCCTCTCCGGCAACGAGCGCACCGCCTTCTTCAACGCCAACAAGGCCGCCATCTTCGCGGCCATGCGCGCCTAATCCTTTTCACCCAACCCTCCTAACCCACACACATGGCCAACTCAATCCAAGCCGCTCCTTCCGTCCTCGCGGACGCCGTGATCGGCTCCATCAAGTACAAGCTCCCCGTCCTCTCGGGCTTCTCGTCCGTCTTCTCCTCGTCCATCGCCGGACAGGGCAAGACCATCCAGGTGCCCCTCATCGGC